CTAGATGTAGGCATTTTGCAGAAGAGTTAACTGTTCAAGGAACACATCAGAAATACCATACGCCCGTAATGGCTTATTGTGTTCCTAAGTATGTTAACCCTAAAAAAGTTCCAGTACACGATTAAAAGGCTCCAAAATGGCAACTGTAAAAGAAGCATTACTAAAACTTGAAGCCCACGAAAGAGAATGTACGGTGCGGTATACCAACATAGAGAAACGCTTAGACTCAGGTAGCGAAAGATTTAAAAGGTCTGAACTTATGTTGTGGGGTATTTACCCCCTAATAATCGGGTTGTTTATTGTAGAGAGGTTGTAGATGGCGATTTTATCCAGTCTTATTGGCCCAGTTACAGGTCTTCTTGACAAGTTTATCGAAGACAAAGATCAGAAGAATGCCTTGGCGCATGAGATTAGCACTATGGCCGAGCGTCATGCTTTAGAGATTGCCAAGGGTCAACTAGAGGTCAATAAGGTTGAAGCGGCACATAAAAATCTTTTCGTAGCCGGATGGCGACCCGCTGTCGGTTGGTCATGTTGTTTCGCACTTGTATACTCTACGATTTTATCGCCTATTATAGGCATATGGTTTACGGTTCCTGCCGTGGATAGCTCATTGCTCACAACAGTGCTAATGGGGATGCTTGGCCTTGGAGCGATGAGGACTGCCGAAAAAGTTAAAGGGGTTCAAAGAGAAAAGTAATGTTAGCCGAAATAGCGGCAGCTAATGCTGCGTTTCAAGTCATTAAAAAAGCCTTGTCTAATGGCAAAGAGCTTTATGATGTTTCGGCTAAAGCCACGGAATATTTTGACAATAAGTCAGCTATCGTTAAGAAAGCCCAGAAGGGCGGAGGTAAAGAAGAACTCCAGTGCTTTATGGAGCTTGAAAAGATCAAAGAGCAGGAAGAATGGCTTAAAGAGTACATGATCTATGCAGGACGAGCAGATATGTACAAAGACTGGCTACAATTTCAGTCTGAGTGCAAAAGAAATAGAGAAAAAGCAGAGCGTATACGCAAAAATAAAATAGCAAATAACATAGCACTTTTTTGGGCTGTATTGCTTTGGGGTACAGGAGGATTAGTTATACTGCCTTTGAGCTTATACATAGCGTTTAAAGCATTTGGAGTCATATAGAAATGAAGTACTTTAAAATAGGAGAGTTTGATTGCCAAGAAACTGGCGAAAACGCTATGGACACTGGGTTCCTTAAAGTACTAGAGCATTTGCGCGAGGTCTGTGACTTCCCGTTTACAATTACTAGCGGGTACAGAAGTAAAGACCATAGTATAGAAGCTGCAAAGGTTGCAGCGGGTAAAAAATTAGGAACTCATGCACAAGGCATTGCCGCAGATATTAAGGTATCTGGGGGCGCACAACGCATGGCTATCGTCAAACACGCTTCAGCTATGGGAATGTCCGTAGGAGTTGCAAAAACCTTCGTACACGTTGACACTCGTAAGACTGAGCCAATGTGTTGGTGCTACTAGTAGGTAAAACATGCCCCTTAAAAAATTACAGTTAAAAGCAGGGATTAACCGAGAGAACACGCGTTACACTAGCGAAGGTGGTTGGTACGACTGCGATAAGATACGGTTTCGCCAAGGTACGCCGGAAAAGATAGGTGGGTGGCAGCGTATATCAGCTACTACATTCTTAGGTGTATGCCGCTCTTTATGGAACTGGGTTACCCTAGGTAGTCAGAACCTGATCGGCGTAGGCACTAACTTGAAGTTCTACATCGAAAACGGCGGCGCTTACAACGACATCACACCCTTACGTGCTACTGTAACCCTGACTAACCCGTTTGAGACTACTAGTGGTTCGCCTATAGTAGAGGTTACTGACGCTAACGGCGGATACTCTGACGGGGACTTTGTTACGTTTAGTGGTGCAAGTGCTGTAGGCGGGCTTACTCTAAACGCCGAGTATCAGCTAACTGAAACTACTACTTCTAACGTGTATACGATTGATGCGGGCACTAATGCAAGTTCTAGTGCTACAGGTGGTGGTACAGTAACGGCTGCATACCAGATTAACATTGGCCCTGCGTTTGTTGTTCCCTTAGTAGGTTGGGGCGCAAGTAGCTGGGGTTCGGGCACATGGGGGGTTGGTGTTACATCTACTGACTCTATTCGCCTGTGGAGCCAAGCTAACTTCGGTGAAGACCTTATCTTCGGGCCGCGTGATGGCTCTATATACCGCTGGGATGCCACAAACGGGCTAACCACTAGGGCAGTAGCTCTTGCAGGTACGGAAGTACCAACGTCACAGAAGCTAATCCTCGTGTCTGATATTAACAGGTTTGTGTTTTGTTTCGGTGCAAATGAGATTTTCTCCTCCACTGTTAATCCCATGCTAGTCCGTTGGTCAGACCAAGAAGACGCTACTAACTGGTCACCTAGCGCGACTAACCAAGCGGGCGACCTTATCCTATCTAACGGCACACAGATCGTTGCTGCTAAACAAGCACGTCAAGAAGTACTAGTGTGGACTGACTCTGCCCTATACGCGTTACAGTACGTTGGTGCCCCCGCTGTGTGGACTGCACAGTTAGTCGGTGAGAACATCTCTATCGCTGCACAAAACGCTGTGGCCTACGCTAACGGCGTGGCTTACTGGATGGGTAAGGACAAGTTCTACATGTACGATGGCCGTACTCAACCTTTACAGTGCGACTTACGCAAGTTTATATTCAACGATTTTAATACAGAGCAGTACGAGCAGGTGTTTGCAGGGACTAACGAGTCTTACCATGAGATTTGGTGGTGGTATTGTTCTACAGACTCTAACGTGTCAGACAGGTATGTGGTGTACAACTACCTAGAGAAAGTATGGTACTACGGTACTATGAGTCGTACGGCATGGCTTGATTCGGGGTTAAGAAACTACCCACTAGCTGCTACGTACAGTAACAACTTGGTTAACCACGAGCAGGGTGTTGACGACAACGAAACAGCAGTCACTGCGGCTATACCTGCGTACGTATCCTCTGCACAGTTTGATCTGGAAGACGGGCATCAGTTTGCCTTTATATGGCGCATACTGCCGGACATTACGTTTGACGGCTCTGAAGTAGGCTCTCCTATGGCTACCATGACGTTGTTGCCCTTGCAGAACTCCGGTTCGGGGTATAATGATCCAGCCTCTGTAGGAGGCTCTAATAGTGGAGGGATTACGCGCACTGCTACGTTACCAGTAGAGCAGTTCACAGGGCAGATATTCACACGCGTACGTGGACGCCAGCTTGCTATAAAGGTAGAATCTAGCGAGATTGGAGTTACTTGGCAGTTGGGTAGCCCACGTATAGATATGCGAGCAGACGGGAGACGGTAATGGCTGTAGACAATACTAGGTACAATGTACCTTTCCGCGCTCCTGCCTTGCCGTTCCCTCCGCAGGCATACGACCAAGAGTCGTTTGAAGAGTTTAACAAAGTGCTGCGTATCTACTTTAATCAGTTAGATAATGCCCTACGAAATGCTACGCTTGCCCAGCAAGCAGAAGCTACTACTTGGTTTATAGGATAATGGCTAATACTTACACAAATGCAAAGCTAGACGTAACTACTACTAACGCAACAGTTCTGTACACTGCGGATAGCCTTACTACAAGTATAATTAAGTCTATATTAGTATCGGAAGATTCCGGTAATGCTGATACTGTAACGCTTACTTTGACTAATGGTAGTACTGTTTACAGCCTATTTAAAACAAAAGCTATTGGCGCAAACGCCACAGTAGAACTACTAACTGCTCCTATAGTACTACAGCCCACAGAGATACTAAAAGTCGCCGCTGCTACTGCTAACAGACTACATGTTGTGGCTAGCATCTTAGAAATTACATAGGGCACCTATGAAGACTTACGACAGCAAGAAGAAAAAACTTCCTAGGTACGAAGTACTCATGCGTTTCGCTGAAAACGTAGGTACGGGAGACATACCTATAAAAGCCGCTATGGTATCCGTAGCGCAAGAATTAGCCATGCCTAACGCTAGTGTTGTGCAATTTGGTAACACAGTATTCGGTGGGCACAGCCGTGAGGGTGGCACTAAGATGATGGGCAGAGTGTTTAACGTGGACACCGCTGAAAACTTTGTCGCTAACATGTTGCAATATGTAGAGTACCTACAAGAAAAAGGTATAACGCATTATGTCGTGCAATTTGATAAATCTTATGGTGAGAAGTTAATGCCCGTACTAAAAGAGCTAAAAGATTTAATTACTCCTGCTGGCGGCAATATCCATGTAGGTATTACCGAAGACGATAAGTACGCGGTGTTCGTGCTAATACCTGAGATGGAGTCTTAGTATGAGTTTTGTAGTAGATGCCATTAAAGACATAGGAAGTTGGATCGACGATGAAATTTGGGAACCCATAAAAGACGTAGGTTCTTGGTTAGACGACGAAATCTTTCAACCTGTTATTAAGTTTGCAGAAGCTCAGATACAGGCGATCAAGGATGACCCTGTAAAAGCCATACTTAAAGCTGTAGCCATAGCTACAGGGCAAGCTGCGTGGGCTTTACCTTTAATTGAGGGCGCAGATGCTATAGATGAAGGCGGTAGTATTGGCGATGCTTTGAAGGCCGCTGCTGTATCGTATGTATCTATGGAAGCTGGCGACGTAGCGGGAGAATTTGCAGCGGGAGTTGGGGAGTCAGTAGGTAGCGTAATATCCAATGAAGCTGTAAGTGCGTTTGTAACCGAAGCAGTTACCGCAGGTACTAAAGAAGCTATCGGAGCAGTTATAACGGGACAAGACCCTCTGGACGCATTTTTGTCGGGGGGTATGAGTGTCGGAGTTGGTAGAGTCCTTGGGGAAGTAAATGCCCGTACAGGCGGGGCACTAGACAAACTAGAAGAGTTAGGTGGGTTTAGAGAAGACGATCCTAACACTCCAGACATAAACGAATCCCAGTCCGTAGGTAGTATAGTTAGAGATTTAGTGCAGCAGGGTGTTTCTGACCAGCTAGCTACTGGAGAGATCAACGAAAGACGTATGGCGGGCATAATCTCGTCTGCGGTTGTTACCACAAAAGTAGTGTCAGACCTCGTAGGGGACTATGTAGGCGACGATAACGCTCTGTTTAATACCAAGATGCTGACTATATCCGTACAAAATGCCCTGAATGTCGCTATGACTGAAGGAGACGTGTCAGAAGCATTTATGGTTAGTCTGGCCAGACAGATTGGTTCTTCGAGTATAAAGGCTCTAAACGAGGGTACATTCCAACAAGAGTTTGGAGACGCGTGGGACAGAGTAACGGGCAAGTTTGCAACCTTAAACGACCAAGGGCTATTGGTAGAAGGAACCGTAGATGCGCATACTGCCGTTGTAGATGAGATAAACGACGTAGCCCAACAGATTAAAGAAGGGTCTGAAGAACTTGCTCGCTTAACAGGTATACCACAAAAAATCCTACAAGGTTCTGATGGTAGAGGACGTATGTCCAGCAGCGAACGAGCGAGGTTAGAACGCGCTGAAGATGCTAGAGACGCCTACCAAGAACAGTTTCAGGAATTAGTAACTACCGAGCTTGCCCCTAGATTAGAGGTGTTAAACCCTTTATATGACAGCACTGCTGCGGATTACCAAACAGCCGTAGATAATTACACTGCGACTTATGCTACGTTAGAGGAGTCTACTCAAGAACTTAACGGGGCTTTAGCACCTGCGTTTGCCGGTATTAACCAAGCCACAGTTGAAAACATAAGCCCTGATTTTGACGCTGAGTTCTACGCCGAGCAGAACGGTATAACTAAAGAAGAGGCGTACGACCACTATTTAACCGAAGGATTGTTTAGCAACCTACCTTCTAACCAGACTACTCTTACGGCACAGAACTCTGCGGCGGTAAATGGCGTAATAAATGCTGCTGCAAAAACAATAGGGTTAGATGCCTCTCAGTTAACTGACGCCCAAAGAAAAACTATAAGCGAAAAACTGACTACTATGGCTGGGTCGGGAAGCATATCAGACATACCCGAACAGAACGCTGTACAAGGCTTACTAAGCTCTATTAACAACCCCGATGGTACGGGCGAAGAGTTCTTTAAAGCTACACAAAATAATGACGGTAGCTACAACTACGAGTATTCCTCTACTTCTAGTACGTTTGGTAAAGCTGAAGGAGTGACCACCGCAGATATACGCGACGGTAAGGCAGAATTAGTAATAGACTCTGACACAGGACAACGCGTTTGGACGAATGTACCTACGGAATCTCACTGGAATGAACATTTAGGAGACATAGTTCAGACCGACTCAGAGTCAGGCGAGCAATTCTACATGGATGCTGATGGCAACCGTATGAATCTTCTGGATATACCAGATGTAGATATAAATGCAGTAAACGCAGCTAACCCTAACGCGGGGATTGGGTCTGGAAACGACACCCTGCAAGATTTAGCAGAAAACGACCCTCAAGCCTTTACTGACGTAGTAAACGATAACAACCTTTCAAATACAGGGGCTACCCCCGCACCTGACTGGTTATTACAGGCACTGGCAGACGGAGCTACCTACCTACAAGGTGATGAAGACACCGCGCCTGCTAGCGAAGCTGTTCAGAATGCGTACGCTAATGGGATACGAGCAACCGCAGGGATAATCGAAGCGTTTAATGGCTTTTCTACCGCGTTTGGTTCTGACCCTGCGGGTACCGCAGCGGGTAAGTTTGCTGCTGATATGGCTAAGATTGGAGAAGGCGCTAACACCGCTGGATACCAAGAAGCCGTTGGCGGTATGCGGGAGTTCCAAAAGAGTTTACAAACTAGAGACGACCCTAATACTCCTATAGTCTACGACGAAAACGGTGAGTATGTATCTGGAGACGAGAGTAAGAAGAGTCTTTGGGAAGGTGCGCAGGGTATATTTAAAACCGCAGGTAATCACCCCGCAGCATTCTTTGGAGAATACGTATCCGTAGAGTTCATGCAGGAAGCAGCGCCGTTATTAGTGGGTAGTCTAGCTACTATACTAGCTAGGGGCGCGGCAAAAGTCTTAGGTGCTGGACTTACAAAGGAACTATCACAAGAAGCCGCACAAGCAATAGGTAGAAAAGCAGGTCTTACCGCTGCCGCAGCCACTGATGTAGGAGAATCATGGGGAGGCACCGCAAGTGGTGCGTACGCGGACGGCCACGCTATCTTTATGAAAATGGCGGGTAAAGAAGCAGACATATTAGAATTATCTGGCCCTGCTAGAGATGCTTTCTTAGCTGCGCAAGATATAAAAGCACGGGAGTATGCCCTAAATTTAGCTATTGACTCTGGTAACGTGGCGGGAGTTTTGACAGTGGCTAGCCTTGCCGTAGGTGGTATGGCGCTAGAAAAATTATTTATAAACGGGAAACCCCCTGAAGAGTTTACGGGGTTGTTTAATGAGGTAGTAAAACGTATAGAGACTGGCGCAGAATTATTTGTTAAGGAAGGCGTGCCCGGAAGTTTTGAAGAAGGGGGAGCTACGGCCTTTACTCAAGGAAGGCTATCGCTAATAGACCCTGATATTGATGTAATGGGGGATGTTGGAGCCGCCGCTGCGTTAGGTTTTATGGTCGAAGGTACTATTGCTTCTGGCATATACAGCATAGCGTCTACAGGTGACTTTGTATCCGACCTAGTAATAAGTAATAACCCTGATGCGTTAGAGCTTCTAAACAACTCCGAAAACTACAGTCAAGAAGAATTACAGACCAAGCTAAACAATTTCTTGGGCGACCCACAAGTTGCCACCGATGCAATGAACTTCTTGTACGACGAAGTTTACACAAGCACTGCCGAAGCTGTTGATGCACTAGAATCGCTAGGGCTACCTTACACACCTGAAGACGTTACCAATACCACAGGATCAACCCCCGATGCCGACTTAGATGATGAGTTAGCTTCGTACTGGGCTATGACTTATGGCAATGGTAACGACAGTGACGGGGATGGCATACCTAACAACCAAGACCCTAACCCTAGCAGCCCGTATACCGATGCTGAAACGCCCCCCTCTGCTGACCCAGTCACAGTATCAGGAACAGGCGGTAGGTGGGTAGATTTGGGGCCATACGGCGGACGTGTATGGATAAGCGACGATGGCACTATTAGTTCACAGCCCCCCTCTGCTGACCCTGTTGATCCCCAAATAGAAATAGATAGGTTAGCCGCCGAAGCAGAAGCAGATCGGTTAGCCGCTGAAGCACAAGCCGAAGCAGATAGGTTAGCCGCTTTAGCCGCTGAAGCCACCACACAAGCAGAAGCAGATAGATTAGCCGCTGAAGCAGCCGCAGCCCAAGCCGAAGCAGATAGGTTAGCCGCCGAAGCTGAAGCAGATAGATTAGCCGCTGAAGCAGAAGCAGATAGACTAGCCGCTGAAGCAGAAGCAGATAGACTAGCCGCTGAAGCAGAAGCAGATAGATTAGCCGCTGAAGCAGAAGCAGATAGATTGGCCGCTGAAGAAGAAGCAGCTCAAATAGAAGCAGATAGATTAGCTCGAATAGAAGCAGATAGATTAGCCGCCGAACAAGCTAGATTAGCCCAAGAAGAAGCAGATAGATTGGCAGAAGTAGCTAGATTAGCGGATATAGCTGACAGAGAAGCCGCGCAAGAAGCCGCTAGATTAGCCGCAGCAGAAGCTGCACGTTTGGCGGAAGAAGCTGCCATAGCTAGAGAGGCCATAGCAACGGGTGAAAGAGATGTAATCGCTGATAAAGTAGGTATCCGTGCAGTAGAAGATGACCCTGATACAGAAGAGGATGAATCTGCTGACGCTACAGGTATATACAAAGAGATAGAAGACCTATTAGCTCAAGGTGATAGCATAGAAGAAGCTATTGCTAAAGTTGCAGGTGATTTGGGTGAAACTGAAGAAGCTATACTAACCGCTTTAGGTACTACAGAAGATAACTTACGTGAAGAGTTTGAAACTGGGTTTGAGGATGTAGCTACTAAACTGGGCGACATGGAAACCGACATCTTGTATAAGATGAAGGAGTACCAAGACCAGAACTTAACTGCGGATGAAGCCCTTTCTAAAGCAATAGACGATGTATCTACCGATCTAGGTAAGACTAAAGAAGAAATACTCACGGAGTTAGGTGAGACTGAAGAAACCCTGATAACTCGTTTTGACGAGGGTATGGCTGATCTTGGATTAGAAATAGATAATGTCGCTAACTTTGTAGGTAAGCCTGCCGGTGACATTACTGCAACAGATGTAGATTTTTACGCGGATTACCTAGCACAACAAGAAGTACTTAGCGAGGCTGATCGGGCTTCTTTTGTTCCCACTGACCAACAATTGCAGTATGATGTTAACAACGATGGTGTAATTGATGCGGCTGACCAAGCCCTTGTGCAGGGAGCCTTTGGTGGCAATGAAGTAGCATTAGGCGGTAAGTTTGCATCCACTGGTTTGTATGCCTACAACGATGCAATAGCCGCACAGCAAAAGCAAGAAGCTGAACAGCAGTTTAAAGAAGAGCAAGAGTTAGAACAACAACGGCAGTTTGAGGTTCAAACTCAGATTGACCAGAACCAAAGACTCAACAAGTTTGATGACGAAATACGTAGGGTAGCGGAGATGCAAGCCGCGCAGCCTACAGTAGCTACTACTAAGAAGATGGGACTAGCGAAAATCGGCCCGCAGTATGGTTTTGATACTATATTCGCTAACCAACAACAAGAGCAGGCTTATGGCACTCCATTTGGAGGATACGGCCCTAGTTCTAGCCCCCTTGGGCAAAGTCCATTTGGAGTTAGAAAAGCGTCAGGTGGTATAATCAAAGACAGTACAGATAGACTATTAAAGATAATTGGAGAAGACTAATGGGCTGGTATTCAGATACAGTAAACTTTCTTACGGCTGACGGTGGTGCGGCAGAAGGATTTTTTAATAGCGATTTAGTTAGTGGGGCTTTACAAGGTGCTGCAACTAGCGGACTTAATCAATTCTTTCAGCCAGACATCCCAAAAGTAGGGTATCAGGGCAAGATTCCTGAGCTACAAGCTGTGCGCGAACGAGTACCTATGCAGCAACCTACCGAAGGACAGCCTGCCCGCAGGCCCGGAAGCCAAGGCCGTAGATACTTCTCAGATACCCAGTTTGCAGAACGCCCTGACACACCAACACCTACAGTAGAGGAAGCACGGGCTAGGGCGCAAGCACAGGCGCAACAGTTAGGACAGGCCCAGAATCCTCAAGCCCCTCAAGGTCTAGCTATGGGAGGTATTGCCTCTGCACATAATGGATACTACCTAGGTGGTAAGACTGATGGCATGGCTGACGATGTGCCAGCAAGCATTGATGGTAAGCAAGAAGCCCGTCTTAGTGACGGTGAGTTCGTTATTCCTGCTGACGTAGTAAGTCACCTAGGCAACGGTAACTCTGATGCAGGGGCAGACCAGTTGCACGGTATGATGAACAATGTACGTATGGAACGTACGGGTAATCCAGAACAGGGTAAACAAATAGACCCTAACAAGTTTATGCCTACTATGGCTCAAGGTGGTGGAATAGCCGCGTATAACTACGGTGGTTCTGTCTATAAAAACTATAGCCCCAAAACTAACTTCCCAGACGGAGACGCCGTAGTAGCCGCCCCGACCACTACTGCCACCACTGCCACAAATACAGCAGCGGGAGTTGGAGGAGACACTACAACGGGTGTTGATCCTATTATAGGGGAAGTAGCGGGAACTGAATCTAGTCTATCTAACTGGGCTGGCGACTATGTAACTGACATGCTCGGACAAGGTAAAGCACTGGGTAATCAGGCGTATCAAGCCTACCAAGGCCCGCTTAGTGCCGGAGAGTCAGGGCTACAGCAGCAGGCGTTTGCAGGTATTGGTAGTCTACAAGCTCCTACTAATATGGGAGTTAACGCTTTTACCGCAGCAGACGCTCAAGCAGGTATGAACCCATACTTAATGTCCTCGCTTAACCCGCAACTAGAGGAAGCTCGCCGTCAGTCAGAGATAAGCCGTATAGCTAATGCAGGGCGCATGACGCAGGCAGGGGCGTTCGGTGGTTCACGTCAGGCTCTTATGGATATGGAAAATCAACGCAACCTACAGACTAACCTAGCAGATATAACAGGTAAGGGCTACGCCTCTGCATATGACAGGGCGAGAGAGCAGTTTAACTTAGATCGAGACAAGAGTAATAAGTACGGGTTTGACGTACTCGCTAGACAAGAAGGTGCAGGTGCTACTCAGCGCGGCATCGAAAGCGAAGGTATGGCCGCAGATTACGCACAGTTTAAAGAAGAACGTGACTTCCCTTACAAGCAAGTACAGTATATGCAGTCACTACTGCAAGGGTTGCCACTAGAAGCACAATCAGTTTCTTACAACGCCCCTAGTACCGCAGCACAGTACGCAGGTACAGCAGAGACCATAGAAGATATATACAAAAAATACTTGGGCGGCTAAAATAATTTTAGGAGATACACATGTTACAAGCAGGCGGCATAGATAAGTTAGTAGAGCAAAAGGCGGATGCTTACCGAGGTAATCCTCAAGCATTACAAAAAAGATACTCTCAGAATCAAGAGTTGATGGATTTGCTCGCCATGCAGAAGCTGAAAACTGAAAAAGAAGCTGCTTCTAGGGACATGCAACTAAAAGCTGAACAGACTCCAAGCACTATAGCAGAGCAATACGAGCAGCAGTTAGTGGGTATGAACAAGAACGAGATGGCTGGACAAGTAGCTGGGGTTCTTGGGCAGAAACAAAAACAATCTCAACAGAAACAACAAGCTATGGGTATACCTCCTCAGAGACCTCAAGGTCAACGCCCTCCCATGCCTCAAAGCGCACCGCAAGGTATCGCTAGTCAGCCCCGCCCTAACATGCAAGGCATGGCTCAAGGTGGAATTATTGGCTACGCCGCAGGTGATAAGGTAGAAGCTAAAGGTAGTAGGCTAGAGCAAGCATTAAAAGCAATAGGTATATCCTATAAAGACTACAGGGCTATGCGTCCAGAGCAAAGAAAAGAACTTGACGCTAAGATACAACAAGAATACGTAAAGCAACGTGAAGAGTTTACTGCCGCAGGCGTACCCGAGATGCCTATTGTTAAGACTGTACGAGAGGCGCAAGACCCCAAAATACGAGCTGAAAAGAGTGAAGCTATCCGTAAGCGTTTGAATCCTACGGAAGAAGATAAAGCCCAAAAAGTCCAAGATGCAGAAAGTGCTAAAAGTTCTGCCGCTGCTGCGGCTCAAAAAATAAAAGGTATAGCGGGGATTAAGCCTTCCGCAGTAGAGCAGATAGCTAAGACTAATGATCCTGACCCCTCCACTACGGGTATTGGTGCTCCCCTTGTTGGGGCTGGCACTGTGCTCGCCGCACCTGCGGGACAACCACCTGCGGGACAACCTCCTGCGGGACAACCACCTGCGGGACAACCACCTGCGGGTTTCGGTGCTTCTTCTGATATGAGTATAGACCAACAACTACAGTCCGTGCTTAACACTCCTGCACCTGACACTAGCGCCATAAGCAAAAAACAACTCAGTACAGCACTGGGTGATAGCTTTATGGGTAAGGTAGAAGACCGTATAGACGTAAACCCTGAAGCTAAAAGTAAGGCTACACTAGCTAGGCTGGCCTCTGATGACGTAGAAAAAGGCGGTTACGGCGTCAAGAAATACGAAGCAGGTTTGGGTGAGTACTTGACGCGAAAAGAAGAATTGGACAAGGCACAGTTAGACCCTGAAGCAGTGGCTAGGGAACGCACTAATGCGGGCATAAGAGGGCTTATTTCAGGTGGTACTGGTCGTGGGGCTAGCATTGCTAGAGGCAAGTTTGATGATAATGTATCAAAAAGACAACGCTCCGTTATTACCGAGCAGAGAGACATGTACGTTAAGAACAAAGAAGCTACGTCCGCCGTACTAGACAAAATAAACAAGGGGGCAGCGGATGCCTTGAAGTTGTACACAGAGGATGTTGCTGCTGGTATGAACTTGATGGCGAATGTTACTAAAGGCGATTTGGAGATGTACCAAAAAGAAGCCGATAGAATGTATAACCAAAATCAGAACGGTATTAAGAATAAAATTGACGCTCTGAAAGTAAGTTCGCAGGCTAACCTACAAAAACTGATACAAGAACAAGCTAGCTTGCAAGAAATTGCTAGCTCTTTAAAGGGATTAACAGATGCTAATAACACCCTAAGAGAAGAACATTTTAAAGCTCTTCAGCCTGAGATGATGCGGTTAAATAAGATAATATACGACAAAGACTCCACCCCTGAACAAGTCGCACTAGCGAAAGGGCAGCAAAAGGATATGGAAGGTGTTTTCCAAGTGATAGAGGATAAAACTAGAACCGATGATATGATTACTATATATGAAGAAATGATAAAAATGATTAAAGACCAAGGTGGCTACTCTAATACTATGATTCAGCAACTACAAACTATGGTGCAACAAAAACTAGGAACTTCTCAAGGGACTTCTCAAGTGGCTTCCCAAAGTGCTTCTCAAAGCGGCACCGCGCTACAAAGAGCAAATGCACTAGCGCCTCCTCCTAAACCATAAGGATTTAGTTGTATGTCTTATATAGATGACCTGTCAAAAGGTATTGATAAAGCGTATGCGGAAAGAGACTACGAAGTTGTAGAGATTCTTACCGAGAGACTACGACAAGAAGTAGGAAAAGGAGGAGGTGGCGCAGGGTTCTTTGAGAACGTAGGTAAAGGTCTAGCCTCCGGTGCTATTGGCATGTACGAGTCCGCTGCTTTAGGTGGCGCTGCCCTACTCGAAGAGGAAGAAGAACTTAAAGCCCGCGACAAAATTCAATCTGTAGCCTCATCCTTCCGTCCCGAAGGTGGAGACAAAGAATCACTAACCTATAAGCTAGCCTCTGGCATTGGTTCTATTGGTGCCTTACTGCCTACCGCATTACTTGGCCCTGCCGCCTTGCCCGCTGCCGCTGCTATTGCCGGTGGTGCTGGTGCTGGTGAAGCAAGCGAACGCGCGCGCGATTTTGGTGCTACCGAAGAAGAAAGAAGTTCTGCTACGTTCCGTGGTACAGCTATTGGTCTGCTAGAACTAGCTCCCCTAGGTAGAATCGCCAAAGGACTTCAAATTCCCGGCGTAGCTAAAGTACTAGAAAAAGTTGAAGCTAACGACTTAAAAAACATTAAAGATCGTATTCGTAGTGGGGCAACTACGGGCGTAGCGGAAGCCTCACAGGAAGCCGCAGCCGCAATATTACAGAACCTTAACGCCCGTGGGTATGACGCCGAAGCTGAACTACTCAATGCCGGTGTGCTTGATGAAGCTACCATAGGCGGTGGTGCAGGTGCCATAATACAAGTCTTTGCAGACCTCATTGCAGGGCGTAGAGGTGGTAAGTCTGTAGGTACCGACGGCGCAATAGCGGAGGATGACAAGTCTGATGAACAAGCCGTAGAAGAAGTATTTGGACTGCCTTCCTTACCTGAAACCGTTAATATACCCATGCCTGATGGCTCCGTACGTGAAAACGTGCCAATAGATGACCCTGAAGCACAGGTATACTTACGCGCACAAGAGTTGCAAGGCAACGCCGAATCACGCAGGGCTACAGAACGTGATGCTATCCTTGAAGTACAAGATAGGGAACAAGGACTAGCCTCGCTAGTTAAAGATGATGCGGCGGAACAAGCACGTAGACAAACTGGTGACTTATTCCCACTAGAAAAAGCAACGGCAGAAAAAGAAGCTGCGAGAGTAGCCGCACGCGCACCCGAGGGTATGAGTGACGCTGAAATGGCTGATGCTATGGCCGAACAAGACGCTGAGACCGAGAGAGCAAGGCGTCTGGAAGATGATGACCAGATAAAAGAACAACCCGACATGGTAGACCGTGCGGAAGACGAACAGATACAGGACATAGAAGAGACGGCTGAGATTGAAGCCCTGCTCGCAGAAGACGAAACTAAGGCGGCTAGAGCCGCAGAAGAAAAACGTGCTATAGAGAAGGAATACGCCGTACTATTTGAAGGTACCCTAGATGTTGCAGAGGCAGAGGCTAGAGATGCCGCCATAGCAACCGAAAACAGGGCGGCACTAGCGCAGTTAGAAGCACAAGTTAAAGAACGTGGGCCTAAAGAAACTCAACAGCAGCAGCCCCTAGGCGGTATGCAAACGAAGTCTTCCGCTAAGAAACAAGGCGTGAGGCGCAATGCTACCGAAACTGCGGAGGCGTACGCAGCAGAAAAGAACATCCCTTTAGACACGATAACTCCCGCTGAAGGTAAACAGATTACTCTGACTGACGTTAGGATAGCAGAACGCCAGAAAGTTGCGGGTATGCCTACTAAGAAGACCGCCGACTTGGAGTCGCAGGCCGGTGCCGTACAGCCGTTGCCGAAAGAAGTTACCCAACAGCTAAAAGGATTAGGTATTACAATACCTACTATAACGCCTAAAGC